GCATACCCTTCGATGACTCGTTGTGCTTTGATGTTATCATAGAAAGAATCATTTGTTTCCTTCCATACATCCTCTTTAGGATAGGGAAAGACCCGACCGTTCACATCTTTCACAAAGTCCTCGGTGGGTAGTAGAATGGCAGTGTCCCATTCAGCAGCAGCGAGATCAAGATAGAATCCGTCTACATGAGAGTGTAAGTATTTATGGAAGCACTTCTTAGGAAATTCAATACGATTATGTTTGAGTAGTTTATTGACTGCCAGAATCCTACGTTTGACAGACATGTAGTGTAGATTCACACCATAAAATTCATTTTTATTAGACTTAATACAGTAGACGAGAGGAAACCTATCGTAATATGGTAACCATCTCATTTTTGCCTTGTACTCAAACATGTACAAGTGTCCTGCTACTACATAGCGACGGACCATGTTTTGATCCTGTTCATTATTAGAACCTGTGTTATCTCTTTTTTCTGCCGAAATATATCGTGAATTATCTGTAGCGTATACTTTAGACTCAGATTTTACAGCAGCACGATACCATGACAAAGGTCTTTTTTCTCCTTCTGTCTTCTTAGTTATCTTCTCGAACAAAGTCTCGAAACCAGTGTCAGGATTTACTGAGTTACGTTGAATGGATTTGAATCCCTGTGCCATTTTAGACTCCTAGGTGATCTTCTGTGAGGATAATAAATTTCATCTGCCTGTCCTCACAGAAGTCCTCTGCTGCTTCCCACTTAGCGCGGTTCTTAGCGTATGTTAGGACTTCCCTCTTCCAAGAGGCAGTTTTCTTTTTTGGTTTATCATTCGGTGGTTTGGTTTGCTTCTTTGGTTTAACCTCAACGAGATACTTACTGATGACACCAGTTTTAGATACAACTTTAATGTAGAAGTCAGGATAATATCTGTGTACTCTTCCATCAGTAGGACAACGATAAGGAACGATTACTTCCTCGCTACCCCACTCCACAATACTGTCATTATGATCACAGAAATACATAAACTTTCTTTCCCACAAAGAACGAAAGACTATCCTAGTTGAATTACCTTTATATTTTTTGGGGTTAGTTGGTTTATAAACACCCGAATATGCCATGATAAATATAGTTGGACCAACTATCCATATTTAGCGTGTCACAACAACCGAGCCCCAAAGGACTGGGAAAATTTATAGACGTTATCGCTCAACAGGGTGGTATGTCATACAGCAACAACTTTGATGTTGTTTTTCAGTTTAACGGCACTGATCACGACAAGATTCGAGATAGATTTAAGAAAATTGGACTAAATTTTGGAAAGGCTTCTACTTCTGCTGCTGACACAGATGCGAATTTGAAAGGAAGTAATGCTGCTGATGTATTGAAGATGTTCTGTGAAGAAGCACAACTCCCAAATGTACAAGCAACAACAGGAAACTTGACTGGTGTTAGACTAGGTGAAGGTCAGATAAACTATGCTACCACCAAATTATATACTGATTTTCAATTGGGGTGGATGTGTGATGCTAACATGACACCGCTTAAATTTTTGAATTCTTGGCATGGATTTATCTTTAATGAATCTAATTCTGACGGTAAAGATATATTTGCTGAGGAGACAGCAAAATATGTAAGAGCAAATGATTCTCTCTCCAAGATTAAAACAGAAACTGGAACTCTAGGAAGCAGGGAGAAATCTATTCGTCTTAAGTATCCCGATCAATATCAGTGTAATGTCACGATTACTAAGACAGAAAAAGGAAAGAGTGCTGCTAATAGTAGAGCATCTATGATGTATACAATGATCGACTGCTTCCCTTATGCTATTGATGCTGTGCCATTATCCTATGGAGCATCCCAAGTAACTAAGGTCACTGCTAACTTCTACTACAGTAAGTATAGTATCCTTTATAATGACATTAGAACTTTTCGTGGTTGATTCCATAAAACTTGGAAAATTTTTCCCGCTATTTTTTACTTAAAAAAGTCGATCTAAATAATTAAACATATCATCTATCGTTATGCCATTACCTACTTTATCTGTGCCAACCTATGAGTTGGTGCTTCCCTCCACTGGGAAAAAAGTGAAATACAGACCATTCCTAGTGAAAGAAGAGAAGGTATTGCTTCTTGCTATGGAGTCCGAAGATGAAAAAGAAATTGAGAGAGCAGTAAAACAAACTCTCACTGCTTGTATCCAAACACGTGGTGTAAAGGTAGAAAATTTAGCATCATTTGATCTAGAGTTTTTGTTCCTTAAAATCAGATCCGTCTCAGCTGGTGAAGATATTAAGATGAAAGTTATTTGTCAAGACGACAATGAAACTCAGGTTACTGTGTCTTTAAACATTGATTCGATTGAAGTAACAAAACCAGAAGGACATGATAGAAAAATCATGTTGAATGAGGATACTGGTTTGATGATGAAGTATCCTGGGTTCAAACAGTTTGTTGACCTAACCCTACTCAATAAAGATCTAGATTCTACTGAGGATATCTTTAATCTAATTGCTGATTGTATTGATCAGGTCTTCAAAGGTGAAGAGGTATGGGATATAAGAGACATGAAAAGGAATGAAGTTGTAACATTCCTTGGGAATATGACTCAACAACAGTTTGAATTAGTACAGGGATTCTTTGAGACTATGCCAACACTTAGGCATGAATTTACAGCAACTAATCCCAACACTGGAATTGATTCGACCTACACGTTGGAGGGTTTACAGTCTTTTTTCGGGTGAGCATGTTCTATAATACTTTAGAAAACTATTATAGGACAAACTTCTCTCTCATGCAGCACCATAAATACTCTTTGACAGAGATTGAAAATATGATGCCGTGGGAGAGGACCGTGTATGTTTCCCTTTTAAATCAATGGATTAAAGAACAAGAAGAACAAAGGAAAGCACAGCAGGCACAACGATGAGTCTTCCCACTCCACCATCAGGAATACTAGACAAAGATCAACCATGGTATCGTGCTAAGGTTAGTGATGCTCAGTTTGATAGACTGAAGGCAAAACTAACTGGTGGCACAGACGCTAGTGGTACATCATACTCTAAGTTTATTGACTGTACTCCAGAAGAAGCAGATAAAATTATTTCTAATCTGAAGAAGGATCCCAGAGGGTATCCTCAAATGAATATGCATGGTGGTGCTCGAGCCTATCAGGTGATGATCGACTACTACGAATTCCTGAAGTCTGCTTACTTATATGATGAACCTAAAGCAGAACCAGAGAATATACCTGTAGAGGTAGAGATTGTAGAGGTAGAGCAGAAGACTGTAGATGAACCTATAGTTATTAAAGTTGAAGCTCCTTTTGAATCTACTCCACAGCAACCACTATCAGCACCAAAGACATTAAAACTACCACGTAGGAGTGGTATTGTTCGTCTGCCAATACAAACCAAAAAGTCTGCTGCCGAGAGAATGGCAGAGGCATTTGATGGAAGACTAGATGATCTAGTAGAATCTATTCAGAACCCTCCAGAATCTGCTCAACCTAAGCAAAGAAAACAGACAGAAAGTTTAGTTAAAATTAGGAAGAGTGTAAAACCAGCTGATTTTAAGGGTACGAAAGGACCAGGATTTTTTCAGAATAGTAGTCTATTTGTATTCAACAAAACAAAAGATGCTTTCGGTCGTGCTGCTGAACTCAGAAAAAATGCTGCTGAGCAGGGAATGCCAGAGCAAGACAAAGGATTTTATGTTAAGAAAGCATTAGGTCTTGAGTTTGGTGGTGATGCTATTGCTAGGACAAGAGGTACATTCTCGTCCAATCCTGATGCTACTCTAGATCCAGCACTTACTAAGCAACAAAGGTTGTCTGCTGGTATCTTTGGCACTAGAACTATTCGTAAACCCAAAGAGAGTGGTGTTGCTACTGATATTGAGAGACAGATAGATGAATTAGAGAAGAAATTTAACGAAGTAATTGATACTAAAAAGATTACTCCCGAGTCTTCTCAATTAGATAAGACACTAAAAGAACTTAAAGATAAATTATCAACAGGCAACAAACTACAAAAAGGAATCAATGATTCCAAGAAAAAACTACTAGGATTAGAAGCAAAGGCTGCTGATTCTGCTCAAGCAAGAGCAGAAGAAGAAGAAATTAAGCAGGGTGAAGATCTTTCTGATAAAGAAACTGTAGATAAACTAACAGGAAAGAAAAAAGGTGAGAAGGGTGGACTTGACTTCGGTGATATGTTTGACAAGTTCCGAAAGAGCAAGTGGTGGAAGAGACTAAAAAATCCCAAGAGACTTGCTAGGACCCTGTTTAGATATGGTAGAAGATTTTTATGGCAACCTGTTAAGATGGCGGCAACTAAGGTAGGTACTCTTCTCACTGGTACTGCCGCCGCTAGTGCTGCTATCGTAGGTGGTGTTGGTCTTGGTGCTTCTGCTATTGGCGAGGGATTCTTCCAACTTACTAAGAAAGGTGGTGCTGGTGAGCAAGCTAGAGATTTCCTGAAGAAGAAAGGTGAAGAAGTGGGTGGACCAATGGGTGCTCTCATTGGTGGTATGGGAAATCTAGCGGGGATATCTAACGAGGCAACCAAAGTAACAGGTAACATTCTTGATGTTGTTGGTGCTCCATTTAGATATGCTATGGAAGCAGTTCGTTATCCATTCCTGAACGAAGAAGACAGAGAGAAACAGGCACACAACCTCGCTAAGTTTGATGCTAGAATTAGGGAGAACATTCGTGGAGGATTGAACCGTATCGACTTCATG